AATAACCTTTGCAAAAGAAGGTGGAGAGATGGGATTCCCAAGACGAACAGGTGGCATAGATCCATCAGAGGGTTCAGGCACAAAAGATGATGTCCCTGCAATGCTTATGGCTGGAGAGTTTGTCTTAACAAAAGATGCTGTAAAGGGATTAGGTGATGGCAATTCACGAAAGGGAATACAAAGAGCCTATAACATGATGGATCAATTGGAAGCGAGGGCATAATGGCTGTTCAAACTGTAGAAAATATACAAAGATTACCCCCATTCTTAGAGGGTCTGCAAAAAAGACTATTGCAAACTGGATTTGGTGAGTTTGATGGTGAAGATCAAACCACGCCAGGTCTACTCGATTCTCCCCTTGATTTGCCTCAATTTCAAATTGCAGGCATAGACCCTCTAAGAGAACGTGCAATCACACTTGGAGAAAATTTAGTAGGATCTTTTAAACCATTTGTTGAGGGAGCTAGAGATCAATCATTAGCAGGTCAACAAGCATTAACATCTGGACTACAGTTTTTGCAACCTGAAGCTATACAACAATTTCAAAATCCATTTCAACAACAAGTTATAGATGCTTCTATGAGAGAGCTTGATCGTCAAGCAGATCTACAAAGAGCAGGAGCTAGAGCGCAAGCAATACAAGCTGGAGCTTTTGGTGGATCAAGAGAAGGTGTAAGACAAGCTGAAGCAGACAGAGGTCTGCAACAAGTTAAAGCAGATACATTGTCTAAGTTGTTAGCAAGTGGCTTTGGAACAGCTCTGCAAGCGGCACAGAATGCAGGAAGACTCTCTGGTGGTCTTGGACAAGCCTTTGGTACTTTAGCAGGCACTACGGGTGATATAGGACGATTACAGCAGGCACTAGGTCAAGCAGATATATCACAGCTATCACAGTTAGGTGCATTGAGACAAGGACAGTCACAAGCAGAGCTAGATGCACAACGTCAAAACTTATTACAAACAGCTCAAGAACCATTCACTAGATTGCAGTTAGGACAAAACTTATTACAAGGTATGCCAAGTGCTTCAATACCTTCTACGTTCCAACAAGCAACAACACCTGGTGCAAATCCATTCTTGCAGGGTATTGGTGCTTATACTACATTGTCACAAATTGCACCTTTTGGTGGTGCAAAGTCTCCATAGGGTAATTATATGGCAAAAACACCAACATTAACTTCTGGATTAACTGTAAGTTCACCTGGCGTTAAATCCACTCCTACAAGTCAAATGGGTTTGTTAGGTTCTTTACTCGAAAAAATAGGAGTTAAACCTTTAGCTCAACAATTAGCAGAAGAACAAGCTCAAAAAGATAGAACTATATTGAGTAAAGATTTAGATACACAAAAAGGACAGACTCAACTATCACAACTTGGATTAGGACCTATCTCTTTTTCTGATGATGTACAAAATTTTATTAATCAAGATGCAATTAACAAACAAAGAATTGCAGAAAAAGAAAAAGAATTAGCATCTAAAAGTTTAAGCAATGTTGAAGGAGCATCTACTATTGATAGCACACAGTTAGGTGATAAATCTGCTGGTATCGATCAAGATGTATCTGGTTTAGGAGCTGACAAAAAAACACAATTAGATGATCAATTTGAAATAGCAAAAGGTTCTGATGCAGATATAGACTATAGTGATGTTGGTGAACCTGGCTCAGAAGCTCCAGCAGAGGAAGCAACTCCTGAAACAACTTTAGCTAAAGAACAAAAAGCACTACAAGATTTATTTACTGAAACTATGTCAGAAACAGAAGAACTATACAGTGATGAAATAAGAAAAGCTCAACCTAAAACTATTGATCAATATAAAGCAGATTTTCAAAAGGCAACTGGTATAGATATATCAGGAGAGCCTGATAACAAATCAGCTCTTATGGCTCTTGGGCTAAAGCTAATGCAAAACAGAGCTGGTAAGGGCTTTGATTTATCTAAAATACTTACAGAAGTTGGTAGAGCAGGAGAAGAAACATTACCTGCTTTTGAGAGAGCAAAAGACAAAGCAAGAGCTGGTCAATTAGCCGCTGGTAAGTTTGCACTAGGACAGAAGATGGCTGATACAAAAGCATTAGCTGCTCTAAACAAAGAAAAGAGATTAGCTTTATTAGGTCTTGGCAAAGAGTTTAGAGGTAAAGCTGAAGCTAGAAGGCTAGCAGCCGCCAAACACCTAAATGATGTTGAATTGAAAGAATTAGAGTTTACACAAAAGAAATTAGAAGCATTCCGTAAGGGACAAGCAAAACTGTCTGAGATAACAAAGAATCAAGGATTTGCACCTATTGATGGACAAGCTCAATTAAAAGTATTTAAAGCTTTAAGAAAAGATGCAAGTGTAGGAAATCCTCTTGTTTACACACAAGCACCTGATGATATTAGAAGATTTAAAGATTCTTATGGTAACATAACAAGAGCAAGAAATACGTTGAGTAGTATTGGTGGATTAGTTCAAGATTTAGGTTCTGAGACTGGATCTCCATTAGCAGATCAAGTATTTGATAAAGTAAGAAATGTAGGTGTTGCTATTGGTCTTGATCCAAAACAATTGTTCGGTAAATTGGTTACAGTTGGTAAAGATGGAAAAGCAGAACTTGTTGAAGGTGTATCAAGAGCCGATATGATACAAGTTTTAAATAGAACTTTAATAAATGAATATAAGAAGTTTTTAACACAAGAAACTGGTAATGGTATATCAAATCAAGACGTACAGAGACTTGAAGAAGCTTTAGGTAAAATAGATTTATTTACAAACCCACAATTAGCATTACAAAGAATAAACGAAATCGATCAGATATTTGCTAAGACACAAGATCAAATCACAAATACACTTACTGGTTTTAAAGATAGAAATAGTTATCTAACTGACGATCAATTTGATAGAGCGCAGAAAGAACTTAGAGCAGGAACTGTTGAACAATTTGGTAAGTCAGGACCTTCGTTTAACGTATCAACTGCTGATGATGGAACAATAACTTATACTTTGGTTAAATAATGGCAAAGATAAAAATAAATTTACCTAATGAGAGCTTTAATTTCGAGATTGAAGGTAATGAGCCTACCGAAGAAGAACAGGCTGCTATCAATCAGATAGTGCAACAGAAACTTGCTGAATCAAAAAAAGCTGAAGAAGTAGCAGCACAAACAACTGAACCATCACCAGAAAAGAACAAACAATTGTTCGATGTCGAAACAGGAATTAAGAATAATGCACTGAGAGCTGCACTCGGAGTAGCCGAAACAAAAGAAGAAGAAGAGGCTATATTAAGAAAATTTGATTTGTCAGATGATGATTTTACTAGAGACAACAGAGGTAGATTAGCCCTAACTCCAACTGGAGCTTCAAAGTTTGGACAAGAAACAGATAAAAATATACTTATAGATGAAGAGGGATTTAGTCGTTACGATTTCTCAGATTTATCTGGATTAGCACCAGAACTTATAGCTGGTATAGGTGGAGCTATAGCTGGACAGATAGCAATTCCAATACCCATTCTTGGTGCTGCTATAGGTGCTGGAGTAGGAGCTGGTGCTGGACAAGGGATTGAAGAAGGTGTTGAAGCATTAGCTGGTGTATCAAAACAATCAGGAGAAGAGATAGCTAAAGACATAGGTAGAGAATTTGCTTATGGATTTTTAGGTGAAGGAATACTTGGATCAGCTTTTGCAGGATTTAGAGCTTTAAGAAGAGGTGTAACACCTGGCAAAGGGTTAACTTCTAAAGAAGCAACCACAGCAGGACAATCTATATCAGAGCCAATTGATGAAGCTGGAAATATAATTAAGCCAAAAGACTTTGCAAAATTATCTGCTGATGAACAAATAGCTGCCACAAGTCGTGTTGTAACAAAGCCAGACGGAACAGTTGTTCGTGGTGGATTTGGTGTTAGACCAACTCTATCAGCAATCAAAGCACCATCACTTGTAGCTAGAATACAAGCAATTGGTGAAAAAATATTTAAAACATCTGATCGATTGAAAAACAACAATGATCAAATTAAAACATTACTTGATGCTTATAAACAAAAGTATGGTGTTACAGATGATGTTATTGATGCAGATGTAGGTCAGATACTTAAAGATGGCATGGTTGAAAACAATACTAAACTTTTGAATGTAGAGGAAACATTAACAAATAATGTCGTTAAACACTTAGAAGATTCTGTGAATGCTTTTAAACAAGCTGGTGTTAGAAACTCAAATGTAGAAGACGATTTATTTGAAATTATCAGAGATGCGTCTATTAATTTTGACGAGATGATTTCTGGAAAATTTCGTGCAGTTGATAAAGTATTAAGAAATTCAAGTTTAGGTGGCGATGCTGTAATTACCACATCAAGGTTTAAAGATGATATAGCTAGACTTAAAAAAGATTACGCACCTGCAATAGCCGCTGGTACAGACGATGGTAAAGCAATAAGTCAAGTTATAAGTGCTTTCGAAAGTGTTGGAGGTGCTAGATTTTCAAAGCCTGCTTCATTTAATCAACTCTATAATCTTCGAAAAGCAGTTAGTGACATAAGAATGAAACTACCTGCTAATGCAAAAACAGTTCGTGGAGAACTCGTTACAAAAGATGGTAATGGATTACTTGATAAAATTGACGGAGTTTTTAAAGAAATAGGTGATGAAAATAGCACACTGTTTAGAGAAATGGTTGAAAGATCATCTAACTCCCCTTCTGAAATGAGAAAATTTATTAACGCAGGAAAGACGATCAAGAAAGCACAAACAAAGTTTTTCTTAGGTAAAAAAATTCTTGAAGATTTAAATGCGTCAAAAACAATTAAAAATTTAGAAAAATATAAAAGACAACCTGGCGACATTGTTGATGAGATACCACAAAATATAGATATTTATGAGAATATCGTAAAAAACAATAATCCTGAATTTATTCAACAAGCTAGAAAATTCATTACAGAATATGGTGGTGGACCACAATTAGCTGATGAATTTGTTGCACGAGCTGCTAATCATACCTTAGAAACTGCTCTTGAGAAGTCAGGTATAAGTAACTTTTCAAATGTTAAAAACTTTAATTCTGAGAAGTTTGCTCAGTCTATTAAGAACTTAGGCACAACTGCAAAAGAATTGTTCGGAGCAGAAACAGATCAAATACTAAAATTAGCAGATGAAATAGGTGCTGTTAAAATTACAGGTTTGGAATCTAATCAAGTTCTTAGACAGTTTAGAAACATTAGAGGTGACACAACATCTAATGCTTCACTCGTCAGAAAGCTAGAAGCATTAGCAAATACACAAAAAAGATTAGCTGCTAATCAAAAAAATGTCGTACTTAGAAAGTTAGCAGATGATACTGGTGATTTAGATCCAGTTGAGGCAGCTCGTTTTCTTGTGCAAAAAACTACAAAAAACTCACAAATAAAACCCATTATAGAGTATTTTGAAAAGCAAGGTCAAAATGGTGAACAGGCAATAAACAAAATTAGAAGTTATTATATCAATAGTATCATAGACGATTTTGGTGAGTCTATTATGACTGATGGTAAATCTCTAAATGCTTTTGCTGACAGGTTACTAGCTGCATCTAAAGATAACAAATTAGTGACAGTTTTTGGAAAACAAGTCGGTAACAACATGAAAAACTTTGGTAGAATACTAAAATTCAATGCAAGAACTGCTGAAGGTGGTGATCTTGTTGCCGCTAATATAGCTGCTTCTCCATTTCAAAACGTAGGTAAACTTATAAAGTTTAGTATTTTAGGTAACAGACTCTTATCTAATGGATATTATGATGACATACTAAAGCAGTACAATGGAGTTGTCCGTAATGTAGATTTAAGCACTAGAGAAAGAGCAAAGCTTACAGGATCAATCATAGGTAAAGCTCTTAGCATTGGAACAGGACAAACGATACAAACTGCTGTTGATGAGGCAGAGAGTCAAGCTCAATCGTTTCTTGAGAGTCAAGGTTTAAATGTTAAGTTGCCAGACATCAAGGCTGAAGATTTAAAGACTGGCAATCTATCTACATTCTTATCGCCAACTAGACCTAATGTACCTCTGAGTCAGTTAAAAATACCAGAGCCAGTATCTGGTACAACATTAGGAAACATAGATGTTACGAATCCAGCTAATGCTTTTTCATTAGGATTAAATCCTACTGACATAGCCATAGCACAGAGAAGAAGAGGAACACAATGAACGTAGAACAGTTAAGAGACACCCTCAAAGTTGATGAGGGCTGTGTCAATTCCATTTATTTAGACCACCTTAACCTACCCACGCTAGGAATTGGTCACCTCATAAACGAGTGGGATGAAGAGTATGGTAAGCCAGTTGGAACACCAGTATCAGAAGAACGTGTCAACGAATTGTTTGATAAAGATGTAAAAGTAACTATTGAAGAGTGCGAACAATTATTCGGTAATTTTAATGATCTGCCAGAAGAAGTACAACAAATTCTGGCAAATATGATGTTCAATCTCGGCAGACCGCGTTTATCCAAATTTAGGAGGCTATGTAAAGCTGTAGCTGAAAGAAACTGGAAAGAATGTGCAATTCAAATGGAAGACTCAAAGTGGCACAAACAAGTAACCAAACGCGCTGATCGTTTAATCTCTCGTATGAATGCTGTTGATAGCACCTAATCCTAAACTTGTAACCTTAGTTTTATATTTATTATATTCTTCTTTATCAAACTCTTGATCAATCATAAGACTTAATTGTTGCCTAATGTTTCGTCTTTGATGCTCACATATTTTGATTAATTTATCATAACTTTTACGATCCAAGCCAACAGACTTGAATTTTGCTATATCTGTCATTATACTACCTCCATGACCCATACATACCCATTTATACCCAAAAAGACTAGAACAAGCAACAATAAGTATTTTGCAAAAAAAACTATTGCTATGGGTTTAAAATTTGATTCTAGGTGGGAAGCAGAAAGATGGGGACAATTAAAAGCTATGGAAAGAGCTGGTGTAATATCTGAATTAGAACGTCAAATTAAATACGAATTATCTATAAATGATGTGAAAATTTGTAATTACATAGCTGATTTTAGATATTTACAACAAGAAGAAGATGGCTTTTCAAGATTGGTTGTAGAAGATGCAAAAGGCGTGCTGACACCTGAGTTTAAGCTCAAAAAAAAGATGATGAAAGCCATACATAATATAGACATTCTTCTATCATACAAAAAAAAATGATAGTTTAAGTATTGACATTGTTGTAATCATCGCTATATTTAACCTTGCAAGTAGAAATTTTAACGAAAGTGAGGTTAGTATGGAACAGAATTTCTATGACATGA